AAAAATGGAACGATAAATAGAAAGTTAGCGAGCTTATCTAAACTTTGCACTTGGGCAAGAGGAGTTAAAGGTTTTCAATTTAAATGGGGAATACCTTTAATTGAATACGATAAAGAAAATAATCAAAGGAAATTTACAGTTAGCAAAGAACTTGAAGAAAAGATATTAAGCACAGCTAGATCAACATATAGAGATGACGAGGCAGACCTTTGGGAGTGTTTAATTCATACTGGTTGCCGAGTAAGTGAGTTGTTAAACTTAACTTGGGAAGATGTCCAAGATGATTTTATTTATTGTAGGGATACAAAGACAGCAGACGATAGATATGTACCTATATTTAATGAAGTAAAAACCATACTAGCTAAACGAAGAAATTTCAAATTAGATAGACCTTTTCCATTATCTATTCACGCAGTTGAACACTCTTGGGGTATGATTAGAAAGAAACTTGGGTTGCAAGACGAAAAAGATTTTGTTATGCACTCTCTAAGACACACTTGCATTACTCGTTTATTGAAAAAGGGAATAGGTATTGAAGTAGTACAAAAGATTGTTGGTCATAAAGAGATTCGTATGACACAAAGATATAACCACCCATCAAAAGACGATTTACGGGAAGCAGTCGGTAAAATCAAAAACACTAAGTAATAGGAGCTACCTTGACGACAAACACACCTGAAAAAACAACTGACTTAAATCAAATACAAGATGTACGAGAAACTGATATGATAAAACTTGGTGTTTCTCGTTATAAAAAGGCACTAATAAAGAATCAGAAGAAAGGCAGGAACTCCGTCACGCCACCATTTGTGTATGTCCAGAAAAAGCTCCTTGTACCTCTATCAATAAGGATTGACGAGTTTGTTAAACGAGAATTTAAATTAGCTGGGAGACGGCACACTGCCTCTCTACCTTTGCGTGAACTTGACGATTCAAAAAAGGTAGCACTTATCACACTAAAAATCATCATTGATTGTATTGCATCTAAAAAAACATTAGCACAAACAGCACTTCAGATTGGTAGTATGATTGAACTAGAACTTCAGAATAGTATTTTTAAACAGAAAGAACCACACCTTCACACAGTCGTATTGAGAGATTTAATTAAAAGAACTAATAATGTCAGACACCGTAAACGAGTATTTGCTCACACGTTAAACAAGTACAAGGTTGAGGTAGATAGATGGGATATAAAAAAACAAGCACTTGTGGGTTTAAAACTTATTGATTTATGTATTAAATCTACTGGTCTTTGTCGTTTAAAAATTGTTAGGGAGGGTAAAAATAAAACAGTTAACTACTTAGTTTTAAAAGATGAAGTACAAAAGAAAGTTGACGACAATAGTTTTCAATGCAGTGTATTAACACCTTATTATAAAGCTATGGTTGTACCACCAAAACCATACTCTAGTCCTTTTAATGGGGGATTTCATAACGAGTATTTAACTAAACAACCACTAATTAAAACCCACGATTATACTTATTTACATACATTAGATAACAAACAATTAAAAGATTTCTATGACGCAGTAAATCACTTGCAATCAGTAGCATTTAGAATTGATAAAGATATGTTTAATGTCTTTAAAGAAATATGGGATAAGAATTTACGATTAGGTAAGTTTCCTGACCGAGAAAGTTTATTAGACGCAAATAAAAAACCTAAAGGAATTTACCGTGATCCAAAAGTTGATGAGATATTAGAACTTAGAATTAAATACAAACGAGATTTAAATAGAGCTTATAATGACGAGATTGCTAGAAAGTCTAAGGTACTAAATACACTGGTTGCATTAGACCTTGCTGTTGAGTATTTAGAATTTGAGAGAATTTACTTTGCTATCTTTGCAGATAAACGAGGAAGATTGTATTGTGTTGGAACTACTATCACCTACCAAACGGATCAGAAAATTAAGTCGTTAATAAGCTTTGCAAACACTGAACGATTAGGAGAACGAGGAAAGTATTGGCTTTGGGTACACGCTGCTAATACTTGGGGTAATGATAAAATTTCATTTGACGAGAGATATATGTTTACTGAGAACAAATTAGACGAGTTTATTAGCTACGCAGATTCCCCGCTGGATAACAAAGGTTGGAATTATGCAGATAAACCTATGGAATTTTTAAGTACTTGCTATCATCTTAAACGAGTAAAGCAACAAGGTCTGGATTATCAGTGTAATTTACCTGTGAGTATGGACGCAACTTGCTCAGGATTACAAGTCCTTTCAATTTTAATGAGAGATGAACATACAGCTAGAAAAGTAAATGTATTACCGAGTGAATTACCACAAGATATATACAGCTCAGTAGCTAGTAAAGTTAAAGAAGAAGTAGAAAGACAAGCTAGAGATGGTTCACAAGAGGCAAACAGATGGTTGAGATTTGGAATTACTAGAAAAATTGTAAAGAGAAATGTTATGACTTATGTTTACTCGTTAAAACCTTATGGGGCTAGACAACAAATTTTTGATGAATACAAAAGTATTATTGAATTTGATCCTGATAAAAAAGTTTTAGCTGATGATGGGTTTAGTGATTGTCGTTGGTTAGCTAAAATTGTATGGGAAAAAATGGAACAAGAGATAGACTTAGAGGCACAATTAATGAATTGGTTTCAAGATTGTTCTAAATTATTTGCTAAAGCGAACTTAAAAATGAAGTGGACAACACCTATGGGTTTTCCTGTGGAAATGGATTACCGATATGATGTACCATTTAGAGTTAAAACTGCAATCGCAGGGTCTTTAGTTTACACTACTTATAGACGAGAAATTAATAAGAAAGATGCTAGACGTTATTCTTCTAGTTGTAGCCCCAACATTGTTCACAGTTTAGATGGGGCAATTAATCAAGCAGTTGCTCTATATTGTAAAAATGATGAACAACCTATTGAAAACTTACTTATGGTTCACGATTCATTTGCAACTACACCTAATAGAATAGATCAATTAAATGTAATAATACGAAAAGCTGTGATTGATTTATTCAAGGACGATTATCTTGAAGTATTATACAAAGACTGGGAAGCTCAACTTCCTTCGAAATTTAAAAGTCGTTTAACTAAACCACCTGCTAAGGGTAATTTAGATATTAATGAGATTGCAAATAGCAAGTATTTTTTTAGTTAATAGTTGTTAATATTATAATTGTACTTATATGATGTCAGATAAAGATATAAAAGAATTTCATAAGTTAATGAACAAACTACAACAACAGAAAGTAAAGGATAAAGTGAAACTATTTGTTTATGGAACTCTAAAAGAGGGTTTTGGATTAAATCATATTTTATCTAAAAGTAAAAAGATAGGTACTTATATTACTAAAAGAAAAGGTCTAATGATGACTGGATTTTGGTTTCCTTATGTATGGGAAAAAAGAAATTCTCAGTATCATATTAAGGGAGAACTTTATGAAGTTGATGATGAGGATTTTAAAAAAGCTAATCAAATTGAATTAAATGCTGGTTATAAATTAAAAGAAATAGACAAAGGTATTTTTGGATATATTTACCCTAAACGAGTAGATATAAAATCTACTATGGTTAATACTAATGCTAAGAAAAAATATTATGAGTGGAGACACGAGGAAGATTAATGGAATTAATAATACTGACAGACGGAATGTATCATCTAGTACCAGTGACAAAACAAATGATGGAAAGCATAATATTAACTGCTAAAGTCAACTGTTTTGAGCTTTGCGATATTTTGAGAATAAAACTAAGTACTTATATAGAAGCACCTTTTAACCTACATATAATGAATGATGGCAGTGGTGATTTTTATGGTTGTATTTGTCGTTAAAAATACACAAAGGAGTACGAATAAGGAGACACACTTGGAGGTAAAACACAAATGATAAATGAAAAGCAAATACATACTACACCAGTAGGGACTGCAAATTATCCCTATCTGTTTACACCTGATACTCAATACGAGAAACGAGGAAAATTCTCTGTTAATTTAGTATTAAGTGCAGAGGACGCAAAACCTTTTATTAAGGTTTATGAGGAGACTCTAAAAGAACGTCAGAAAAAAGAAAATACTGACAAGAGATCAGCTCATAATCAGTACAAGGTTTTAAAAGATGGTACTGTTGAGTTTAAATTTAAACTTATACATAAAGTAGCTAAGAGAGACGGAACTGACTTTGAGCAACGACCAAAGATTTTAAATGCTGATAAAACAGTTGCAGAGTCGCAACCTGTTTATAGTGGCAGTAAAATGAAGATCGCCTTTCAAGCTATTTCTTGGGCTAATAATTTACAAGGAGTTGGAGTGACTTTAAGAATGAAAGCAGTCCAATTAATTGAAGTTGTTTCTGAGAAACCAAATAAAGATTCTAATGGAAAGTCTAGTAGCGGAAATTATGACTATGGCTTTACAGAGGAAAAAGTTTCCAATGTACCTCGTAGGAAAAAAGAAGAAACCGTTTCATCGTCAGAAGAAGCGGACTTCTAACTACCGTAGTGGGCTTGAAGAAAACGTTATTAATAATTTAAAGGAAAGAAAAATAAACTTTAAGTATGAACAACGTGTTGTGTGCTACTCCAAGCCCTCTACTCAACATAGGTATACTCCTGATATTGAACTAGATAATGGAGTATTAATTGAGATTAAAGGTTTCTTTAAACGAGAGGACAGAAAGAAACATTTACTCATTAAAGAACAATTACCGAAATTAGACATCAGGTTTATATTTGGTAATTCAAGAAATAGAATCTACAAAGGGAGTAAAACAAGTTATGCAGATTGGTGCTTAAAGCACGGATTTAAATTTGCTGATAAAGTTATTCCTAATAACTGGATAATGGGAGGAAAATAAAATGAATATTGAAGATAAGACTTATGAAAATGAAACTAAATTAACACCTAAAGATGATCGTGGAGATTTAGATTTAACAAAACAAATAGATGAGAAAGATAAAAGAATAATATTATTAGAAACAAAGTTAAAGAAAATGGTTCAACGAAATTTAGCTTTGTATTCTCATATAAAAAATGTGCAGGATATTAATGATGCCCACCAAAAATTGAATGGTGTACTTCAAAGAAAATTATCTGATGCAGAAACTAAGTTGAAAGATTCGGTTCAATTAGAGAAACTAAGAAAAGGTGGTCTTTAATGAATCCTTATAGAGAGAGTAGATATAGAGCTAGAAAAAAATATTACTCTAAAGAAGAAAATAAACAGAAGAAAAGAGACTATATGAGGGAGTACAGAAAACGTCCTTATGTAAAAGCAAAATCTCACGAGTATTATTTAAAAAGAATAATTAAACAAAATGAGAATGATAACCTCAATTCGCAGAATACCGTGAGGTTTTTAAATGGATAATGATTCTGAATTTATTAAACACCTACCTTGTACGACCTGCCCGTCAAGTGATGGAATGGCTCTTTATTCTGATGGTCACACCTATTGTTTTGTCTGCAACACTACTACTAATCCTGACAAAAATATGGCAGTTGCTAAGGAAGATTATTTCTCCGATTTACTTAAAGGCGAAACTGTTGGTTTACCCAGTCGTAAAATCACTATGGAGAGTTGTCAAAAATGGGATTACAAAGTTGGGAAAGTGAATGGTAATCCTGTTCAAATTGCTACTTATTATAGTAAAGATAAAAAACCTGTATTTCAAAAGTTAAGATTTAAAAATAAAGAATTTAAAACTGTAGGTAATATAAATGAAGCTACTCTATATGGACAAAACCTATGGAATGGGCGAGGAAAAATATTATGCGTATGTGAGGGAGAAATTGATTCTATAAGTCTAAGTCAGTTATTTAATCATAAATATCCTGTGGTTGGTATCCCTAACGGAGTCAATGGAGCAGTTAAATCTTTAAAGAAACAATTAGAATTTTTAGAGGGATATGAACAAGTCATATTCTTTATGGATCAAGATGATGCAGGTCAAGAATGTGCTAAGAAATGTGCTGAACTTATTTCTGTAGGAAAAGCTAAGATTGCAAGTTTCCAACTTAAAGATGTTAATGAAATGTTAGTTAATGGTTTAGGTGCAGAAGTTATTAAAGCTATGTGGGAGGCAAAAGTTTATAGACCTGATGGTGTTGTAGGAGGAGAAGAACTTTGGGAAGTTATTAGAAAAGAAGATGAAAAAGCTACTGCATTTTATCCTTATGAGGGACTTAATAGAAAATTATTTGGTATTAGAAAAAGAGAGATTGTGACCGTATGTGGTGGTTCAGGTATTGGAAAGTCGTTAATGACTAAAGAGATTGCTTATGATTTAATTAAAAAAGGAAAACGTATAGGAATTATATCCCTTGAAGAAAGTTTAAAAAGAACTTGTGAGGGTATTATAGGATTACATTTAAATAAACCTATTCATATTGATAGAAGTAATGTCTCTGAAATAGATTTAGAAAATGCCTACAAAGAAACTATAGGTAATGGTAATGTGTTTTTATATGACCATTGGGGTTCAATAGAAGAAAATGCCATACTAAATAAAATTAGATATTTTGCTAAAGCATTAGATATAGAATATTTATTTATAGACCATATCTCAATTATTGTAAGTGGATTAGAAACTTATGATGAGAGAAAAACGATTGATATACTAATGACTAAACTTAGAGCATTAACAGAACAATTAAATATTGGTGTTATAATTATAAGTCATTTAAAAAGACCTGAGGGAAATAAAGATCACACTGACGGATTAAAAACTTCTTTAGGACAACTAAGAGGAAGTGCGTCAATAGGACAATTATCAGATATTGTTATTGGAGTAGAGAGATCAGTTTCAAGTGAGGACACTACTAAAAAAACAGTTGTTAGAATTTTAAAAAATCGTTTTGCAGGAATTACAGGTATTGGCACAACTCTGCAATATAATTTAGAAACAGGGAGATTAAAAGAATATGAAGCAACCAATAATTTTTGATATAGAAACTGATGGGTTTAATCCTACTAAGGTACATTGTTTAGTAATGCAAAAAGATGGAGAAGAAATTTCGTTCGTAGGACGGGATATACCGAAAGGTATTGATCTACTTGCTGACAACTTAGTCGTGGGACATAACGTTATTAAATATGACCTCCCAGTCTTAAAGCGTTTGTATAACTATACTCATAGCCCTGAGTTAGTACACGATACCCTATGCCTTAGTCGTCTTATCTACCCTGACATAGCAAACAGCATAGATTTTAAATTGTTAGCAAGTGATCGAATAGAAAAAACAAGTGTAGGCAAACATAGTTTAAAAGCTTGGGGTCAAAGATTAAATTTTCATAAAGGAGATTTTGCTGAGATAAACAATTTTGATAAGTATACACCTGCTATGCTTGAATATTGTATTCAAGATGTAAAATTAACTTCATTACTCTATAAGAAATTATTACAAAAAGGATTTAGTAAAGAGAGTATAGATTTAGAACACGAAGTAGCTAATATATTAAAACAACAAGAAGAAAAAGGAATGGGTTTTGATATTCCTAAAGGTCAAGAACTTCATTCAAAACTTTTAGGTAGAACTCACGATTTAAGATTAAGTTTAGAAAATAGATTTCCTGATTGGAAAGTAGATTTAGGAGAATTTATACCAAAGGTTAATAATAAAAAACTTGGATATAAAAAGGGTGTTCCTATTAGAAAATCTAAAACTATGAAATTTAATCCGTCAAGTAGACAACAGATTTCAAATAGACTTATGGAATTAAGAAATTGGAAACCTAAAAAGTTTTCTGAAACAGGATTACCAATAGTAGATGAGGAAGTACTAGAACACTTAGATTATCCTGAGGCAAAAGAACTTAACGAGTATCTATTAATTGAAAAAAGATTAGGTATGTTAAGTGATGGGAAGCACGCTTGGTTAAAAGTCGTTAAGAATGGTAGGATTCATACTAATTATATTACAAATATTACAACAGGAAGAATGTCGTCCCGTAGTCCTAACTTACAACAAATTCCTAGTATTAATTCCCCTTATGGAAAAGAGTGTAGAGAATTATTTATACCAACGAAAGGTTATGTAATGGTAGGAGCAGATGCCTCATCACTAGAGGCACGTTGTCTTGGTCATTATATTAAAAATTATACTGGTGGAGAAAGTTATTGTGATTTAATTTTAAATGGCGATATACACTCTTATAATCAAAAGAATTTAGGTTTAAAATCTAGAGCATTGGCGAAAACAATTCTCTATGCAGTACTTTATGGAGCTAGTGCAAGGCGAGTACACGAAATACTTGATTGTTCAATGCAGGAAGCTAAAGAAGTTTTAGAAAGATTTTATAAAGTCTTACCTTTTCTATACGAAATTAAAGGAGATATAATCTGTAAACTAGAAGATCACGGTTATATTAGAGCTTTAGATAAACGAATATTAACTATACGAAGTCAGCATAGTAGTCTCAATGCTTTAATTCAAAGTTGTGGGGCAATAATTATGAAAAAAGCATTAACTATTCTTTGGGATAACTTAAAGAATAAAGATGCCTTTGTTGTAGCTAATATTCACGATGAGTTTCAAATAGAATCAAGACCAGAAATCGCTGATGAAGTTGGAAAGATAGCGGTAAACAGCATAATACAAGCAGGGGAACATTTTAAATTAAGAGTACCTTTAGGAGCAGAATACCGTGTCGGAAAGAACTGGGCGGAAACCCATTAATCCTAAATGGAGAAAGTGGGCTTCAAATGCTTTATGTAATCAACGTGTTCGTTTAGGACACGATTGTGGATTAACAATAGATGAACTAATTAATTTAACACCAAGTCATTGTCCTTGTTGTCAAACTATATTAGTACCTCTAGGTAAACAAGACAACTCTCCATCAGTAGATAGATTGGATTCTAGTAAAGGTTATAAGAAAGATAATATTTGGATTATTTGTCATTCTTGTAATGCTAAAAAACATAATAGTAAAAGACCCGAAGATTTGTATAGAGTTGCAGATGCGTGGTGGGCAAAATTAAAGGAAAACAAATGCAAGTAATTATAGTTTTACACGATAAAGATGATGATGGTAAAGGAACACTCAAAGATAAAATTGAGTATACTATTTTTGAGAAATATAATGATGGAGAACGTCCTGAAGATATGATTAATAGTCCATCTGTTCAGGTAGGTTCTATTTTATCAGGATTTCTTAAAACCATAGAAAAGCACGGAGCATATTTAGGTATATTACCTATACTAGAGTCTCAGGAAAAAGATTTTGATGAGGGAGATTTTAGAAAGAAAATTAAAAATAAAGATGGAAATGTAATTCACGTTAATTTAAATAGAATAAAACCAAAAGGAAATGGATAATGAGTACACTATTAGTAGATGCAGATGTCGTAGCTTATCAAGTAGCATTTTCTACAGAAGAAGCTATACGCTGGGGACAAGAAGATGATGAATATGCAATATGGACTTTACATTCAGACGAGAAAGATTGTGTTAGAAAGATAGATGATTATTTTCATACTCTAAAACAAGATACTCAATGTAAAGAAATTATATCTGCGTTTAGTGATAAAGATAATTTTAGGAAAGAAATATTCCCTGATTATAAATTAAATAGAACTAAGCAAAGAAAACCATTAACTCTTAAATTTTGTAGGGATTATATCTATAAAAAGTTTAATGGATTTATAAGACCTAGATTAGAAGCTGATGATATTTTAGGTATTTTAGCTACTGCTGATATTATTAAAGGTAATAAGATTATTTGTAGTATTGATAAAGACTTAAATCAAATTGCAGGATTACATTACAATCCAACTTTAAAAGAATTTTATGGAATAACAAAGAAACAAGCAGACTATAATTTCTTTTATCAATGTCTTGTAGGAGATAGTATTGATAACTTTAAAGGTTGTCCTACTTACGGAGATGTTAAAACTAAAAAGACTTTAGATAGAAAAAAGAATTTATGGAATATTGTAAAATCTTGTTATAAAGAACAAGGACTAACTGAGAATGATGCCCTAGTACAAGCAAGATTAGCTCGAATACTAAGAAATACTGATTACAATTTTAAAACTAAACAACCTATATTATGGAGCGAAAATGAACAAAAAAGAAATACTAGAAAAAGCAATTAATCTTATAATGAATGACCGTGCAAAACAACACGGAGACGTAATTGTTAATCACGGAAACATTGGAAGATTATGGGGTGCTTATTTAAGTAATAAATTAAGAGTTAAAGTAGATATAAAAGCTGAAGATGTTGCTATGCTTTTAGCTTTATTTAAAATAGGAAGAACTCAAAACGGAAATCACACTGACGATAATTATGTAGATGGTTCTGCATATTTAGCTATTGGTGGAGAAATAGTTAATAGGAAAAATAAAGATGTCAAATGATATAAAAAGATGGAAAAAGAAAACTTGGTTAAATGTAGATGTGCTGTACGAAGATGAATTTTATGCTCGTACTCCTGATTTAGAGAAAACTTTTCCTGCTACTGTTAAAGCTAAATATACAATAGTTGGTCAAAATACAACAAGGTCTACTTTAGAAGAATTACCTTTAGACCCCCCAAAGGAAGAAAAGAAAGATGACCCAATACCAACCTCTGAGGTAAAAACTACAAATGAAGAAATTATTAAAGAAAGTCCTCCAGTGGATAATACGAAATCCACCGAAATATAAATTCGTATTTGTCTTATGGGAAGATGCAAACTCAGATTCCTCGTGGAATGAACTATCTACTATAGAACAAATGCTACCAACAATCTGTATGAGTGTTGGATTCCTTATCAAAAAAAATGATGATGCTTTTATCTTAGCATCAGATTTCACAACCGACATAAAAAATGGTCAATATGTTATCTCTGAGGGAGGTAATACAATGGTCATTCCCACCAAAAATGTACTTAAAGTAGTACAAATCCCCCTTAAAATTCAACCTAAATAGTTGCTCTCTTGGATACAAAACAATGATTTCACAAGGATTAATTGATTATTTAGAGAAAAACTTCCCTAATAAATCGCCAGATTTAAAGGATTCAGAACGACAAATCTGGTATAAAGCTGGTCAAGCTAGTGTTGTATCCCATCTAAAAATGATTTTAGAGGACAAAGATCAAAATATTCTAAAAGAAACGATAATAAATACTCGTTTAACAAACAAGGAGAAATAACAGTTATGTGTGGATTTTCAAGACCTAAGTACACTCCACCACCACCACCTCCAACTCCTGCACCTCCCGCAACAGAAATTAACGCTGGTCAAGCTAGACTTAGAGAGAAAGCTCCAAAAGCTCCTCAGGTTAGAACAGCTAGTACTGTTAGCTATTCTAAAAAAAGAGGCAAGCAGGCATTAAGAATACCTTTACAGGTAGGTGGAACTTCAAGTGGGACTGGTGCAAACGTACCTTAATAATTAATTACTTATGAAATATAAAACAGCAAAGTCACGTTATAATACATTAGAGGCGAATAGAGACCCTTACCTTGATAGAGCAAGGGATAGTGCTGAATTTACAATCCCATCAATAATGCCTCGTGAGTACCATAGTAAACACACTACTTTATATACTCCATATCAAGGGATTGGAGCTAGAGGTGCTAACAATTTAGCATCTAAATTACTATTAGCTTTACTTCCACCAAACCAACCTTTCTTTAGATTAACTTTAGATGAATTTACTTTATCTGAATTAGCTGGTCGTGATGATATGAAAGGCGAATTTGAAAAAGCTATGGGTTCAATAGAACGAGTAGTAATGAATGAAATGGAAGTTAATAACTTTAGAAATGCTTTATTTGAAGCATTAAAACATCTTTTAATTTGTGGAAATGTATTACTTTATATTACTCCTGAATTAAAAATGAAAGTTTATCATTTAGATAGATTTGTAGTTAAAAGAGATGGAGTTGGAAATATATTAGAAATTATAACAAAAGATGTTGTTGCTCCTAGTACATTAACAGAAGAACAAAAACTATTAGTAGAGGGAGATAAAAATAAAGATGGTTATGATGACACTTGTGATATTTATACTTGTGTTAAACGTTCTGAAAATGGAAAGAAATGGGAAGTACATCAGGAACTTTATGAAAAGATAATCCCATCTTCAGTCGGTACTTACCCTATAGATAAAAATGCTTTTATACCTTTAAGATATACTTCAATAGATAATGCTGATTACGGTAGAGGATTTATTGAAGAATATATTGGAGATTTAAGATCACTTGAAGCTTTATACAGATCAGTTGTTGAGGGATCAGCAGCAGCTTCTAAAGTACTATTTCTCGTTAAACCTAATTCAAGTACAAGATTAAAAACTCTATCTGAAAGTCCTAACGGAGCTATTCGTGAGGGTAATGCGGAAGATGTCACTACTTTACAAGTAAATAAGTTTTCTGATTTTAATATTGCTTTTCAAACAATGAAATTAATTGAGGACAGATTACAATTTGCTTTTATGTTAAATACTTCTGTTCAAAGAAATAATGACAGAGTGACTGCTACAGAAATTAATTATGTGTCTAAAGAATTAGACGATAGTTTAGGTGGTCTTTATTCTTTATTATCACAAGAATTACAATTACCATTAATACATAGATTAATGTATCAAATGGAAAGAAAGAGAGCTTTACCAACTTTACCTAAAGATAGTGTTCGTCCTAAAATTGTCACAGGATTAGAAGCATTAGGTAGATCAAGCGATTTACAACGATTAAATACATTTGTTCAACAATTACAACCATTCGCAGATCAACTAATGAATTACATTAATTTAGATGAGTATGTAAAAAGAGTTGGAACTTCTCTTGGAGTTGAAATGGAGGGATTAATAAAATCTCCTGAACAAATCCAAGCTGAACAAGAAGCTATGCAACAACAAGCATTAGTAGAACAGAATTCCCCTGCCATTGTAAAAGAGGGTATGGGTATGGTCAGGGATAGTTTTAAAGACCAAAGGGAGGCATCAAAACCAAAAGAGGAGAATAAATAATGGTTGAAAAAGTAGATATTCCTGTTGAAGAAACAAAAGAGTCTCAGGAATATATAGATAAAATGACTCAAAAAGCTGATGATGCTCAAAAGGTTGCAACTGAATCAGCACCAGCAAAAGAGGAAGCTCCAAAAGAAGAAGCTCCTATACTTGGTAAATTTAAAACACAAGAAGATTTAATTAAATCTTATCAAGAGTTGGAAAAGAAATTAGGAGAAGTTAATCCATCAAAAGAAGAAACTACTCCTAGAAATGAACTTAAAGCTACAGAACAAAGTAAAGTAGCTTTTGATTTCACTTCTGCTCAAAAAGAATTTGAGGAGACTGGAAAACTAAGTGATGATACAGTTTCATCATTAGAAAAAGCAGGACTTCCAAAATCTTATATAGATAATTATATAGCAGGATTAGATGCTGTAGCTCAACAATTTGAGTCTAAAGCATTTGAAAGTACAGGAGGAGAAGATAATTACAAAAAGATGACTGAATGGGTCAGCGATAATCTTACTCCAAGTGAAGTTAAACAATTTAATGATAACATTGGTAAAGATAATGATACTGCATTATTTACAATTAAAGGAATGTATGCTCGTTATTCTGCCGAAACAAGAGAACCTAATTTAGCAACAGGTACTACAGGTCAAAGTCAAGGTGCTGCTTATGAAAGTGTTGGTCAAATGAAAGCAGATATGAAAGACCCTAGATATGCGACTGATAGTGCATTTAGAAAAATGGTTGCAGATAAGGTTGCAAAATCAAAAGTTATCTAACAAGTTTCTAAGGACAACTTGCTAGTCCTAGAAAAGCAGGTAAAAGTAAGACTTAACCCGTCTGAGGACGGATAATTCTGATACTGAAATTACTACGCTAACTTAGCAACAACCCTAAACAAGAGGAGATATAAATATAATGTCAAATTATACTGTATCACACATAGGGGAAAATGCTGACACAGGTAGTACTACAGCTTCGTTTTTGAAGGTTTTTTCGGGCGAAGTTATTACTGCTTTTGAAACAGCAAATTCAACCCTAGACAAACATCTTGTTCGTACGATTAGTAGCGGTAAGAGCGCACAATTTCCTATAATTGGGAAAGCAACTGCGAGCTACCATACTAGCGGGAATGAGATCACTGGTGGGTCAATAACTCATAACGAGAGAACAATCTCTATTGAGAACTTATTGATTGCTCCAGTTTTCATAGCTAAAATTGATGAGGCTATGAATCATTATGACGTAAGATCAATTTACTCAAAAGAGTTAGGTCGTGCGTTAGCAAATCAAATGGATAAACACGTTTACCAAAACCTTATCCTTAACTCTAGAGCGAGTGCATTAAGTCCACAAGCAGCAGGCGCACAATTAACTGATGCTGACTTTAATACTAATGCAGCTTCCGCAGCAGCTACTATTTTTAGTGCCGCTGAGGCTTTAGATGAAGCAGATGTTCCTGCTGAAGATAGATACTGTGCAGTTAGCCCAGCGGCTTACTACAATCTAATTCAAGGAACTACTGTTATAAATAGAGATTGGGGTGGAAACGGTTCTTACTCTGATGGTAAAGTACTAAAAGTTGCAGGAATAAATATTGTTCCTACAAACAATGTACCATCTACAAACATTAACTCTGGCGTTAGTCAAGGTTCATCTACAAATTTTGCAGGTGACTTTTCTAACACTGTTGGAGTTGTTTGGCAGAAAAATGCAGTTGGAACAGTTAAATTAATGGACTTGTCTACAGAAATGGAATACCAAATCCAAAGACAAGGTACGTTGATGGTAGCTAAATATGCTATGGGTCACGCACCATTAAATCCAGTGTGTTCTATTGAGATCAAAACTGCGTAATTAATTTTACGTTGGTTTACTTTGGGAGGCGGCTTCGGTCGCCTCTCATATAAATTTATTTATTATGGCTTTAACAACTACAACTAAATTAGAAAGCGTTAATGTAATGCTTACTGCGATTGGAGAGAGTCCAGTTAACACAATAACATCTTCTACAACTAATGATGTTTCAATAGCAATTCAAATTTTAGATAATGTATCTAGAGAAGTTCAAAGTGTAGGTTGGCATTTTAATACAGATACAGACTATAAATTAACTAAAAATTCTTCAAATCAAATTGAATTACCTACTAATGCTTTAAGAGTAGATACTTCAAATGAAGATGCAGATAAGGATTATGTTGAAAGAGCAAGAAAACTTTGGGATAGAGAAAATCATACATATACAATTACAAATGATGTTAAAGTTAATATTACTTGGTACTTAGACTTTACCGAATTACCAGAAACAGCTAGAAGATATATTACAATTAGAGCTGCAAGAATTTTTCAAGATAGAATGTTAGCTTCTGAAACTTTACATAAGTTTCATCAAACAGATGAAATTCAAGCTTTATCAGCTTTAAAAGAACAAGAGGGAGATACTAGAGATCACAGTATCTTTGACAATTATTCTACTTATAGAGTAATAGACAGAGGTAATTATCAACCTGCGAAATCTACAATTACAGATGAATAATGAGTGCAAGATTAATTTCAACTTCAATACCAAATTTATTAAATGGAGTTTCACAACAACCTAATACAGTAAAATTACCTAATCAATCTGTATTACAAGAAAATGGATTATCTGATATTATTAGTGGTTTAGGAAAAAGACCACCATCAGAACATATTGCAAAATTAAATACTGATACTTTTACTAACAGTAAAGTACATATTATAAATAGAGATAGCTCAGAACAATATGTTGTTTTAGTTAATGACCAAAATTTAAAAGTTTATGATTTAGCTGGAAATGCAAAAACAGTAGTATCTCCTGATGGTGTTTCGTATTTAACTTCAACATCTCCACAATCAGATTTTAATTTAGTCACTGTTGCTGACTATACTTTTATAGTTAATAAAACTAAAACAGTAGCAAAGTCTGGATCAACTTCAGCGGCTAGACCTGACGAAGCAATTTTCTATGTAAAAAATGGTCAGTATAAAACTACTTACTCTATTGATATTGATGGTTCTAATGTAGCTAGTTATCAAACTTTAGATAATTCTAGTTCAGGAAACGCATCATCAATAACAACAGATAATATTGCAACAGAATTATATAATGATTTAAATTCTAATTTATCAGGATACACAGTTTCGAGAGATGGCTCTATAATTTATGTTTCTAAAGCTTCAGGAACATTTACAACAACGGTTTCTGATGGTTTAGGAGGAGATGGATTAATTTTAGTTAAAGATAAAACTAATTCATTTTCAGATTTACCATACAAAGGGCATACTGGATTTGTTGTAGAAATTGTGGGAGATGGGGGTACAGAATTTGATAATTACTTCGTTAAGTGGGACGGTAATGCTTGGGTAGAAACAGTAAAAGATGGTTTAGATAATTCTTTTGATATGTCTACAATGCCTCATCTTTTAATTAGAACAGCAGACGGGAATTTTAGGTTTTGCAAAGCAGACGGTTCAACTTACACGGTTAGTGGTACTCAATATACAGAACCCGAATTTGCATCACGAACAGTAGGAGACGAGACTACAAGTCCTGTCCCTACGTTCGTGGGAAGAAAAATAAATGATATATTCTTTTATAGAAATAGACTTGGTTTTTTATCTGATGAAAATGTAATATTTTCTAAAGCAGGTAAATTCTTTACATTTTGGGCAACAACAGTGACGACTGCTGTTGATGATGATATGCTTGATGTAGCTGTTAGTCATAACAAAGTTTCTATATTAAAGTATGCAGTACCTTTTAATGAGCAGTTAGTTTTATTTTCAGATCAAACTCAATTTACACTTGATACTGAAGAAGTCTTATCTGCAAAAACAGTTTCAATAAATCAAACAACTGAATATGAAATTGATGATGGTTCTAAACCTATAGGATTAGGACAGAATATTTATTTTGGAATATCAAGAGGAAGTTATGCAGGTGTAAGAGAATACTATGTGACTTCTGAAACTGAAATTAAAGATGCTTTAGATACAACTGTTAATTTACCTAGATATATTACTGGTACAATTACAGGACTGAAAGGCTCATCTGCGGAAAATACTTTATTTGCTTTTGCCTCAGGGGATAGAAGTTCTTTATTTGTTTATAAATATTACTTTGATGTAAACCAAAAATCATTACAGCGTTCTTGGTCTACATACAAATTTGCTAATACAGATGTATTATTAGATGGTGATACGATTCAGAATTATTTATACTTTGTCGTTAAAAGGTCTGATGGTACTTATCTAGAAAAGATGAATTTAAAAACAAATGAAGTAGATACTGATTTAGACTTCACGGTTTTATTAGATCGTAAAACGAGTTTAACAGGAGTTTATGATAGTGGAACAAACAAAACTACTTGGACACTACCTTATCAAGAAAGTAATTCTAGAGAAGTTGTTTTAGGTGGCTCGTGGTCATCTACACAAAAAGGAAGAAATTTAACTTTAGCTAGTTCAACTAATACTACTTTAGTAGTTGATGGAGATTATTCAGCTAACCCTGCGATTGTGGGGAGAAAATATACATTTAAATACACTTTTCCAACTTTTTATGTAAAAGAACAAAAAGCTGGAGGGAGTTCTACAAGTGTTAATATTGGAAGATTACAATTAAAAAATATGTCTCTTGTTTATGGAGATACTGGATATTTTGAAGTTGTACTTACACCATTAGCTAGAACAGCTACAACATACAAATTTACAGGGCAACTATTAGGATCAAGTTCATTTACACTTGGTACACCTAATTTAGAGAGTGGAACATTTAAGTTTCCAATTCAATGTAAAAATGAAGATACAGTTATTGATATAACATCAGATAGTTATATTCCGTGTAATTTTCTATCTGCTGAGTGGGAGGGTATATTCTCTGTACTTTCAACTCGTGTTATAACTTAATGAAAATAGATGAAATAGATACAACCAGTAAACATATAAAGTTATTAGCAAAAGATTTAAGACCTGAAGATGAGGCAGAAATTAAAGCTAAAACAGGAACAACTAATGTTCAAAAAACTTTATTAAAAGGATTTACTATGACTGATTATTGTCGGTCATTTTTTGTAGATGATGAAATTGCAGGTATTTATGGAGTAGTATCATCTTTAGATGACAAAAATATTGGCTCTCCATTTTTATTATGCACACCTAAAATTAAAAAGATTAAGATTAAATTTTTAAGAGAATGTAAAAATAGAGTTCAAGAAATGCAGGATAAATTTCCTGTTCTTTTTAATTATATAGATAGTAGAAATAAACTTCATTTAACTTGGCTTAAATGGTGTGGTTTCAGAATTATTAATGAAAAAACATTTAACGATGTTTTATTTTATGGATTTTTAAAAGAGGAGAAGAAAAAATAATATGTGTACTATGGAAGCCTATGTAGGAATGAGAGTCCTACAAGGATACAGTCAGTATAGAGCTGATAAATCAAAAGCAAATTGGATTAATAGAACGACTGATACAAAAGCAGCCAACCTAAGAGAAGAAGCAATTTATAAAGATAAAGCACTTATTAGAAAAAAAGAAGTTAAAGAAGATCAATTAGGAAAAAAGAAGTTTGATATTTTAGTTAAAGAGCAAAAAACTATAGGAGTTGCTAAACTTGCTTTCTTTGAAAAAGGTATTGGTGGTAATTTATATAATACAGTTGTTGGGGATATTCTTAGACAATCTGGTAGGTCTAAAAATACAGTAGATATAAACTATGAGAATTTTATACGAGGTATTAGTGCAGATAGATTAGCTTGGAATAGAAGATTTGGAAATCAAATAATTAATTTACCTAGAGCGCATAAACCATCATTTATGACTTATGCTTTAGATGTAGGTATGGATATTGGTGGAATGTATATGGCTAATCAAGCACCTGATACTCCTGCTGATGGTTTTGACAATTCATACCAAGAATCATACGATTGGGAAGCGGATAAATAATGGTTAAGATAAATACAGATTTAGGAGTAAATGTTGAAATAGAAAACGCACCTGTTCCTGAAGCTGTAGGAAATGTTGGTTCAACACCTAATATTATTGGTAAGAGTAAATTTGAACAGCTTGCTGATACTTTTGCTAAAATTAATCCAAAATTACAAAAGATTGTTCAAAGAAATTTAGACGAAGAAAATTTAAAACAAGCTAATTTAGGTGCAGCTAAAATCAATGGTATGACTCTTGAAGAATCTAAGCTTGCTGCAAAAAAAGGGTTTCCAAATATTTATAATGGTTGGGCTAGATATGGAGCATACAAACAATATGCAATTAATTCTGTTGATGGAATGGTCGCAGATTTTAAAGATGAGTATATAACAAAAAGAAATGAGCCTAATTATAATTGGCAAGAGCATTATAACGAATTTAGTGGTAAGTATTTAGAAGATAAAGCTGATGATGAATTTTTCGCTTCAGCTTTTAATGACTCTACTTTAGCTTTAAGAAAATGGATTAATGTAAAAGAATTTGAGAAAGAAGAAGAAGCTTTAAAGTACAGAGTTATAGGTAATACGTCTAAAAGTATTCAATCTATACCTGAGAAAGTAGAACAAGCTCTTGAAGTTGCGTTCTATGAATCAAATCCTCCAATGACATTGGGTAAGAATTATCAAGAAAAGAAACAGAAGTTCTTTAAAGAAAATATGTCTAAAACTTATTTATCTTTATTTGAAAATATAAAAGCAAATAGAAATCCTGCTTTAACTTTAGCTGAATTTGATAATATTGTAATAAGTGAAGCAGAATTACACGCTTCTTTAGACGGTAGATTTTCAGCAGAATTTATTGAAATACTTACACAACCTAGACCAGATGGAACACCTGCAATAATTAATAATCCTAAATATCAAGATAGAGTTGTTAAGTTAGTAGATAAATTAAGAGACGCAATAGAATTACAAAATAATACTGCAAATTGGCAAATAGGTAATGTAGCTTCTATGTCTAAATCCGATAGAAAAGAATTAGGCGAAAGTATATTTGATAAAGAATACAGAATTAGAAAAAGTAAAGGATTTAGTGATGCTGATGCGTTTTTAGGTAGTGTAATAGCACTTAAAGATGGAATGAGACGTAATGAACCAATTACTCAAATTGTAGAGTTATTTCAAAAACCATTAAGTAGTGAATATACTGAAGATGCTAAATTAGCTTTAGAAGTTTATGCTGCTTTAGATAGATATGGAATGACAGGTATTTATTTTAAAGAAAATGATAAAAACAAATTTAAATTCTTTGTTGCTAATGTAAAAATGAAAGCTGGTAAAGACCCTAGAGATATTATTAGAGAAATGGGTACAATGGATTCTGTCTCTAAATCAATTTTAGAATTAAATACAGAAGATAAAAAGTCATTAAGAGCTTTAACTGGTAATATGGCTTATGCTCCTAATGTAGAATTAGTGGAAATGGTAGGTCAATATTTTAAAAATATTAATGATGAAGCTAACAATAATTTTATTCAACATACTCACGAGTTTATTGAAAAACACTATACATTGGTAAATGGTAGATGGGTAAGTAATTGGAAGATGCAACAATTTGGTGTCACTGCGGAAAACTATGATTCATTTAAAGTTGCTTCAATAGAATTATTAAAAGAGAAATTAAATAAAGAAAAGAATATAATTCAAGAAACAGATTTAGTTGGATTTTGGTATGATGAAACAAATACTGATGTTGCTGCTGGGTTTCCAAAACCAACAGGAGTTGATTTAAATGATTATGAGTTAATTGTTAATGAGGAGGGGGATACACTATATTTTAAATCAAATAAAGATGGAACTCCTTTGGAAGTACCTGCAACAGTTGAATATAAAAATGGTCAAACTGTTTGGTTAGAATTACCAATTAGTTTAGTCAAAGATAGAGTTCTTCTGAGAAACAAAGAAGCAGAAGAAAAAGCATATAAATTAAAAATGAAAAAAGATAAGAAAGCAAGAGAAAGTAAGAAGAAATGGAAAAAATTAGAAGATGCAGAAATGGAATTCTTTGGACAAGGACAAACATATAAATTTTAAAGGAGATTATGACTAAAAATATTAATTGGGAATTTATTGCAAGTTTAGAGGGCAAAGGTGTAAACGAAGGTTATGTACCAAGTGAAAACTCTGGTGTGACTGTTGCTACAGGTTTTGATTTAGGAACTAAAACTTCAGAGTATCTTGAAAATATGGGAATTTCTTCTGAAACAATAGATTTATTGTCTAGCTTTATGGGCGTGACTGGAGCAGAAGCCGAAGAAATAGCTCCTAATTTAGTTTTAAATGATGAGCAAGTTAAGGAGATAGATACAGCTAGTCATAATTGGTATGCAAATCAAGTTAAGAAAACTTATGAAAGTAAAGATTTTAAAGTACCTTTTGATGAATTATCTGAGGCACAAGCAACAGCAATTACTTCAGTAGGATTTCAACACGGAACAGCTTTTACTAGAAAAGATGGTTCTGAAATGAATTTTATTAAACAAGCTAGAGATGCAGATTGGGAAGCTCTTGAAGCTAACCTAAGAAATTTTGGAGATGACTTTAATACTAGAAGAAATAAAGAAGCTGATTTATTAGCTGCTGAAAAAAAAACTCTAGATGATAAGTTTATACCAATAGATATAACTAAACAGAAATATCTTTGGTCAGAATTACCTGATGTAAGTAGAGGATTGTTTTTAGATGGAGCATATAATTATAGTCAACTTCAAGAACATATAGCAGAGGGTAGAACTGTTAGTGCAGCACTGAAAGCATCTATTAGGGAAAATACAATATTTGCAAATGCTTATGATTTATTTGCTTCTCCTACATTTATTCAAGAGGAGGGTTTTAGTTGGGAAAATAATAAAGAAGAATTTGATTCTGTTATAAAAGAATATAATTTAAATCCTGAATTTGCAGATGGTTTAATAGGGGCTTTAAATGGGGAGCATTTAAAATTTTTAGCTGAGAAAGCTGCAAGACACCAAAAGAATGCTGAATTATTATCTTCTTTAGGTTGGAAAGGAATAGCTCTACAATTTGGTACTTTTATATTAGACCCAGTCAACCTTACTGGTTATGGTGCTTTAGGAAAAGTAATGAGAGGTACTCAATTCTTAACTGGATTAACTCGTAGACAACATTTTCTTAAATCAGGATTAGCTTATGGTACTATGGAGGGAGCTTTATATAGTCCAATAGCCCTAAATAACCCATCAATGGGTTTAAATGATATACTAATTGCATCTGCTTTAGGTGGCACTCTTGGAGGGGGAATATCGGCTTTAACTGCTAAAAACCTAAGGAATATTGCGAGTGCAACTCAAAAAGCAGACCTTATTGAAAATGGATTAACACCAACTAAACAAGCAGAAAATACGGTATTTAAAAATACTAAACCGTCTCAGAAAAACAAGAAACTAGAAAAAGATTTAAATGATACTTCATTAATTGATAATGTAGAATTATTCTTTCCAAAATTAAGAAATATTCCTTTCTTTGGATTTAGTATGACTAGATCAGGAACTCTAGGAACAAGTCTATCAAAGAAAGCAAGATTATTTAATTTTAAATCAATGGAAGATGCTGTTGGTTATAAAGACTTAAAAACTGGACAAGCTGCAAAACAAGATACAACAGTTGAAATGGCTAGAGATCAAGTAGTTATGCAAGCTCACAATACCGTCTATGGAAATGTAGGCGAAGCTATGAAAGCATATCTAAAAGAAAAAGGATATGGTGGGGTTAGAGGATTTTTTCAATTTGGTCTTAAAACAAGATTTATGCACGACACTAAGAGAGCTATAATAGCACTTAGTAAACGAGAAAAGAAATTTAAATTAACTAATGCAGAAGAACTATTATTAAAAGATGTTAATATTGTAAAAGCTGCTAATGCTTATGCCGATGGTTTTCAATTATGGGCTAAACTTTTAAAAGAAGCAGGTGTTGAGGGAGCTGAGGATTTAGCACAAAACACAGGTAGATTTTATGTACCACGAAAGGTTAGTTTTGAAAGTTTCTTAGCATTGGAAAGAAGAATTGGTGAAGATGGTATCGAAGATTTATTAACCCAAGCGATAGCTAAACAACAACCTTTAATAAATAGATTAGATAATCCTATTTCAAAAGGTGGGGAAGTTAAAGTTAAAACTGGAGAAATAAATCCAAAAACAGGTAAAGAAAAAACAACTAAAATATCTGTGACTAAAGCTAGAGCTATGGCACAAATGATAGTGAAAGCTGCAAAATATAATAGTCGTATGGGTGGTTTTGATATTGAACAACTTATCAAAATTAAAAATCCAGAAATGTTAAGAGAATATATTGATGATGTATTTTCTAATTTAAACAAATCACAAAGAGATACTTTATTTGATGGTTTAAGAAATCAAATTGATGTTCTTACTTCTGGTAGATTTAAAGAAAGAATTAGATTAGATGAAAACTTTGAAGCTACAATTAAAGGTCAAAAAGTTAGATTAGATGAAATATTTGAAAATGATGTAGATTTACTTTGGCATTCATATACAAATGAAATGGCAGGGTGGTATTCTTTAGCAGATAGAATTAATATAAAAAGTAGAAATGCTTGGTTAAAATATAAAAACGAATTATTTAATGATATTGATACTGTTTATAGAGACCCTGAAGCAGTTGGAGAGTTTAAAAAATTAAAAAATCTAACTCAAAGAAAAGCAGGTGGTAAATTTATAGCCCAAGAAGAAAAAGATACAATAGAAAGTTTCTTTAATAATCTTATGGGTAGATCAACAGAAGCAGGAGACCCTACTGTTGGTATGAATAAATGGTTAAGAGATTTAAGAAGATTTAATTTTGTTAGAGTTTTAAATCAAGTTGGTATTGCACAGCTCCCTGAATATGGAGTAGCTGTATCCCAACAAGGTTTTAGAGTTTTATTAAATGAAATTCCAATTTTTAGAAGATTAATTAGTAATGCCCAAGAGGGAAAAGTTGATGATACATTCTACAAAGATATGGCAATTATTGGTTCTTCTAATGGGGACGATTATCTTTATAGACAATATCAAGCTTATGATGTTTTAGATAGAGGTGTTTCCCAATTAGATACAACTAAAAAAAGTCTTGTATCTAAACCTGTTCAAAATGCAGCAGAAAAAGTCACAGGACACGCATCAGGTTTAATTGGTATTGACAGAAATCAAAGAAGAATAGCTATGAGACTTTTTGTCCATAGATTAGCTGAAGATTTAATTGATGTTTCTAAAAAGGGAACAATGATTAAAGAAATATCTAAAGGAAGATTAAATAGATATAGAGTTTTAGGTTTAGACGATAATGATTTAATAGCTTTAGCAAAAGAATTTAATAGTCCTAATGTAATAACAGAAACAACTGCATTAGGTAGACGAGTTTTAAAATTTGATTTTGTTAATTTTAAAGATCAAAATTTAGTTAAAAAGTTTGGTATTGCAGTAAATAGATATACTAAACGATCTGTCCAATATAATATGATTGGAGACACAAGTAGATTTTTCTCTGACAATGCTTATGGAAAATCAATGTCTCAATTTAGACAGTTTATAATGACTGCTTGGAATAAGCAATTTCTACACAATGTAGCTATGGGAGATTTTCAAACTTTCTCAATGTTTGCTTATACAATGATGATTGGTGGATCGGCTTATGTAGCTCAGGCACACTTTAATACTATTGGAATGAGTCCTAGTGAAAAGAAAGCATATCTTAAAAAGAAACTAGGAGAAAAAGGTGATTATACTAAAGTTGGTATGGCAGCTTTCCAAAGAGCAGGGTGGTCATCTGTAATGCCTCCATTTATGGATTTAATGTTAGGGCAAATAGCACCTGAATATAGATTTAATACTAGATCATCTGGTCAAGAAATGAATTTAATTACTGGTAATCCAACTTATGATTTAGGAGAAAAAGTATTAGGAGTTGGTGGTTCAGTTGTAAAGTCTTTATTTAATTCAGATTATAACTTTAGTAAACACGACTTAAATAGAATTATGAGACTTCTTCCATATCAAAACTTATATGGAGTAAATCAAACACTTAATTTTATTAGGGATCACTCAGGTCTCCCTGATAAAGGTAAAATAGGATTATATTAAAATATGGCGTATGCAATAGATACTTATACAGGTAATGGTAGCACTACCACTTTTAGTGTGACTTTCCCTTACATTGAAAAAGCTCACGTTGTTGTGACTGTTGATGGAACAACAAAAACTTTAACAACAGATTATACGTTTCCAACTTCTTCAACAATTCAATTTGTATCTGCTCCAGCAGCTTCAACGACTATTAAATTTACTAGGTCGTCAAATAGAACAGCAAGATTAACAGATTATCAAGATGGCTCTACTTTAACGGAAGCTACTCTTGACCAAGATGGAAACCAAACTTTCTATATGGCACAAGAAGCTATTGATGTCACAGAAAATACTTTAAATTTAGATGCTAGTGATTTATGGGACGCTACAAGTAAAAGAATTATAAATGTTGCAACACCAACAGGCACTAATGATGCTGCAACTAAAGCGTATGTTGATACTGTTGCTGGATCAGCGACAGCGGCAGCAGCTTCAGAAGCTAATGCCTTAACTTACAAAAATGCTGCCGAAACTGCAAAAACAGCGGCAGAAGCGGCTTTAGATACTTTTGATGATGATTATTTAGGAAGTAAATCATCTGATCCATCAGTAGATAATGATGGAGATGCTTTAGCAGATGGATCACTTTATTTTAATACGACTGATAATCGTATGAAAGTATATGATTTAGGTACAACTACTTGGAATTATGTTTCTCCTACTGCTTCAGATCAAACTAAAATTAATACAGTTTCAGATAATATTACAGCAGTATCAAATGTTTCTACAAATTTATCAGGAGTTAATTCTTTTAACGATAGATACAGAGTATCGAGTTCTGCACCTGCGAGTTCTTTAGATGTAGGAGATTTATATTTTGATACGACTGCAAATGAATTAAAAGTTTACAAATCTTCAGGTTGGGCAGCAGCAGGTAGCACCGTTAATGGAACTGCACAAAGATACACTTACAATATTACAGGCACACCAAATTCAGTATCAGGAGCAGACGCAAAAGGCGACACACTTGCTTATGATGCAGGATTTGTAGATGTCTACTTAAATGGAGTTAGATTATCTAATTCTTCAGGTTCATACACAGGAGACGTGACTGTTTCTTCAGGAAATTCTGTAGTCTTTGCAAATAACTTAGCAGCGGGAGATGTTGTAGATGTTGTTGCTTATGGTACATTTTCTGCGGCTTCAATAGCGGCAAGTTCAATTACTTCAGGAACACTTAACTTAGATAGAATACCAAGTATTACAAATGCTAAATTAGATGGTTCAATCGCTAATGATAAATTAGCAAACAACAGTATTACAATTAATGGTTCGGCAGTAGCTTTAGGTGGCTCAGTCACAGTTGGGGAAACTAAACCAACAGCAACTTCTTGCACACCAAGTACAATTACTAATGACGCAACTAATGTCGTTATTGCAGGAACTAACTTTACTTCAATACCACAGGTTTGGGCATTAAATACTTCTACAGGAATATGGTATTTAGCAAACAGTGTTTCTTACACAAGTGCAACTTCAATTACAGCTAACTTTACTTTAACTGTAGATGCACAATATAAAATTAGAGTAGAAAATCCTGATGGTAATGCAACACTTTCAGGTACAAATATTTTAACAGTTTCAGATGCACCTACTTGGTCTACAAGTGCAGGGTCTTTAGGTTCTATAGCAGGAAATTTCTCAGGAACAGTTTCTACATTATCTGCAAGTTCAGATAGTGCAATTACTTATTCTGAAACAACAAACGTATTAACAAATGCTTCACAAGCGAATTGTGCTTTAAACAGTTCAACAGGAGCAATCACTACTTCCGATTTTGGTGGTAGTTCAACAACACCAACAACTTACAATTTTACAATCAGAGCAACTGATGCTGAAAATCAAACTACAGATAGAACTTTTAGTTTATCTTCAACATTCGGTTCAACAGGTGGAGGACAATTTAACTAATGGCTAGCACACAACTTTTAAGAACACAGGAAACACCTACATCAACTAATAAATATACTTGGTCTGCTTGGATAAAAAGAGGAACAATAACTAATGGTCAAGTTCTTGTATATAATTATCTTGATAGCAATAATAGAGGATATGTTATGCTTGAAGGTGCTGATAAATTATTTTTCTATGATAAATATGGGGGTTCTGAACAAACTAATGTCTATTCAACAAGAGTATTTAGGGATACTTTTGGGTGGTATCACATTCATATTAAAGCAGATAGTACACAAGCAAGTGAAAGCGATAGATTTCAAGTTCATATCAATGGAGTTCTTGAAACTTTAAGTGGTAGTGGAAGTGGTACTATTATTAGTCAAAATGATACTTTAGGATTTGCAGGTGCTTCAGGTTGTTTAGTAGCACTTGGTAGTAATGCCGATAGTGTTGCTAATGGTTTTGATGGAATAATGTCTCACGTTCATTATGTAGATGGTCTAGCTTTACCTTATACAGACTTTGGTTCAACAGATGCAACAACTGGCGAATGGAAAATAAATACATCACCAACAATTTCAGATTATGGAAATAGTGGTTATTTTATGTTGAAAGATGATAATTCAGTTAATGATGACAGTGGTAAAGGAAATAACTTTGCAGTAACTGGTACACTTACAAAAACAGAAGATTGTCCAAGCAATGTTTTTGCTACATTTAATCCTTTATATAATACAGGTGCTACAATGTCTAACGGAAATACAACAGCACAATCTACTAATGCAAATTATATTGCAGGTGTAAGCACATTAGGAACTAAAACAGGAAAATTTTATGCTGAATTTAAACTAATTGCTGAGGGTGCTAGTGGTGAAAGTGTTATTGGTGTGACAGGATTAGTTAGACCAACTTCTGCTATTGTTGCTCAAACAGGAAATTTTGGAATAAGAAATAATAATGGCTTAAACTATTACACATCAGGTGGTACTGCATTTACCGCCACATCTCAACACAACAATTTCACAGTTAATGACATTATTGGTGTAGCTTTAGATATGGATAATGGCAGAGTATATTTTTCTAAAAATGGTGGTTGGTGGAATGGTGCATCAACTTGGACAGGTACTTCACCATCAAGTTATATAACATTACAAACAGATATTTATGATGAGTTCTTTTTTGAATGTGGTGATGCGGCGGCAGGTCAAAATGCTAATTGGTCGGCAAACTTCGGCAATGGCTACTTCGGAACAACTGCAATATCTTCTGAGGGAACTAACGCATCAGGCATAGGAAAATTTGAATATGATGTACCAAGTGGGTACACGGCTTTATCAACAAAGGGGTTAAACGAATAATATGGCATATACTACAATTAATAAATCTACAGATTATTTTAATACTAAACTTTATACTGGAAACGGTTCTACACAAGCAATTACAGGTGTTGGACATCAACCTGATTTTATATGGGTCAAAGATAGGGATAGTACTAGACACCATTATTTAGCAGATGCAGTTAGAGGAGTTAAAAGTAGATTAAGAAGTGATGCCACTGATGAAGAATATACAGCAGGTTCTACTGATGGATTTGATAGTTTTGATTCTGATGGTTTTACTTTAGAAGCAGATAGTTCAAGTTTAGGATTAAATGAAAATGGCTCAAGCCAAGTATCTTGGAACTGGAAAGCAAATGGAGCAGGTTCAGCTAATTCAGATGGAGCAACTGCAACAACAGTTTCAGCAAATACTACAGCAGGTTTCAGTATAGTAAAATATAATGGAACAGGAACTAATACCAATTTTGGTCACGGATTAGGAGTAGCACCAAATGTTATTATAATAAAAAGTACATCAGGTTCACACGATTGGGTAGTTAATGGAGATTTTTTAGATTCAACTACTTGGCAACATAAAGTAATTTTAAATACAACTGCCGCAAAAGCAACAGCAGATAACTTTGATGATACAAAACCAACTAATTCAGTATTTTATTTGAATGGTTCTCATACAACAGTAAATGGAAGTGGCGAAGCTTATGTTGCTTACTGCTTCGCAGAAAAAACTGGTTATAGCAAGTTTGGTTCTTATACTGGTAATGGTAATGCTGATGGAACATTTATTTATACAGGATTTAAACCAAATTTTGTTATGACTAAAAAAGTAAGTGGTACTGCTGATTGGATGATTAGAGATAATAAAAGAGATTTTAATGGTCAATGGAGAGATTTATATGCAAACAATACAAATGCTGAAACATCACCAGATAGTAATACTCAATCAGAATTATTATCTAATGGTTTTAAATTAAGAATGACACATTCAAATCATAATGAAAGTGGTGGAACTTATATTTATATGGCATTTGGTCAAACAATGGTGGGGTCAAATAATGTACCCTGCACAGCGAGGTAATTATGACAAAATGTAGAGATTTAGCAGACATAGTATCTAATTTAAGTGCAAACGCAGAAAAAGCAGTTGTAGTTAATGCAGGTGGAACAGAATTAACATTTGGAGACGCAGGTTCTTCAGATTTATATGGATTTGTAAAAACGAATGGTACAGGTTCTCAAAAAGAAGACCTTATTGTTCATTATACAAATGGTGCAGACGATTTGTCTGTAGCAACAAATGATGGGACTCAATCAGATTTATATACTGAAAGTTTTGTCGGAAAACGAGGACTTTCGTTTACTGTAGATGCCAATGGCAACTTAAACGTAACAGTCTAATCAATAATAAATAAATAGGAGAAAACAATAATGGCAACATTAAATTTAGGTAGAATCAAGCCAGTATTCAGAGGAGCATACGCAGGTGGAACTGCTTATGTAGTTGATGACATAGTAACGTCAGGAAACGAAACTTTCATTTGTATACTTGCTTCAACTGGTAACGCAACGTCTAATGCTACCTATTGGACAAAGTTAGCGGCTAAAGGAACAGATGGAACTGATGTAGGTACTACAATTACTACACAAGGTGACATCTTATATAGAGATGGAAGTGGATTACAAAGATTAGCAAAACCTGCTTCTAATAAATATTTACAAAATACAAGTGGTGGAGTTTTATCTTGGGAAACAGTTTCTAGTGATGTAGTAAAAGTAGGTTCTTGGGATTGGTCTACTAATGTAGCATCTGTCACATTATCTAGTGTCTTTTCTAATGACTATGATGTTTATAAATGTTATTTTGGTAATTTTACTTGTGCGTCAAATGAAAGATTTCAATGGAGATATTTAGATAGTTCAGACGCTTCACACGGAAATTATGATATGGTTTCCCAACAAGCATATACTGACGAAGGAAGTAGTGAAAATCATTCTTATGCAGATAATATGAACCAAACTCACGCACAACCTGCTTTTGAAAATGTAGGTCAAACTCAAGAAAGAAGTATAGCGGGAGAAATAACAATGTTTAACCCATATAAAACTTCAAGAAAAAGATGGTTTACTCAAAAATCAATTATGCGTTCTTCTAATGGTTATACTTACGCATATGAAACATCAGGTAATAATAACGATGAATCTAATAACTTTACTAAATTTGATTTTAGTTTTGCAAGTGGTGGAAACATTACATCAGGATTTATTCGTATTCTTGGATATAAACATTAATAAAAAGGGATAAAATAAAATGACAAAAAAAGAAATTGTAAACGTTTTAACTGGCGAAAAAGAAGTTAGAGATTTAACTTCAGCAGAAGAAACTGAATTACAAAATATGAAAGTTGCTAATGAAGCTAGTGAAGCAGAACAAGCAGAAAAAAAACAAGCTAAAGCAGATTTAAAAGCTAGTGCTAAAGCAAAGTTAATTGCAGGAGAAGCATTAACTGAAGAAGAAGCTAACACTGTAGTTTTATAATAAATAAATAAGGAGTAACAACAAGATGCTACCAATAGGAACACTTTTAAATATAGGTGGAAAACTTGTTGGCGGATATATGAATCGTAGAAGAGCTATATCTGACCAAAAACATAAAGTAGCTTTAGAAGAAATTAG